TCCAAGAAAGCCGCGGCCCTTGGCATGGCATGAGTATTTCCTTCGCCGCCACCCCGCAGTCCAAGGAAGCCCAGCAGGCGCGGACTTACACCGACCCCAGCGCCGGAGCGCCTCCGAGTCGCCGCAGCGGCTACAACGCGCCCTACGTTGATCTGGGCCACTGGAACAAGGTCTTCACCGACCAAAACTACTTCGACTCCATCGCCAAGCAGAAAGGCATGACCGAGGGCGCAAAGGTCAGCCTGCATGGCGACGACTACGTCTACCGGCAAGCGATGATCGGCTACTTGGCCGACACCCGCAAGGTGCCGCTCGACGACATGCGGTCGATCTTCGATGCGGAGAAAGACGGCTTTGCCAAGACGGTTTTGGGCAAGCAGACGGCCAGCGCCCGCGAGATGTTTGACTGGCAGAAGGGGCAATTTGAGCGCAGCAACGAGAAGCAGGCCGCGGCTCGCATGATCGAAGAAAGCGTCATGCGCCGCAGCTTGGAAGATGCGTTTTCCGGCGGCGACACCCCGTTTGTCGAAAGCGTGGCCAAGGACATTGAGGCGGCGGGTGATTTGTTTGACGAAGAAGAGAAGTCGCGTCTGTGGGAAAAGGCCGAGCAACTCGACAAGCAGATCCGCGCCTCGCAAGCGCAGTTTGCACCGGAAGCCCGCTACATCTTTAACGCCTTGCGCCAATACAGCGGCGAGTCCGCGGGCTTCGGTGCGCCGGAAATGGCCGACCTTGCGGGCCGCTTGGCCAAGCTACCCACCAACCAGCGCCGAGCCATCATGCAACTGGCGGGAAGTTTCGGGCAGCTTCAGCAGATCGACAAAGGCTTTTGGTATCAAATGGCTGAATCCATTGGCCGCGGCACAACCGATTTTAGCGAGCGCATCCCGCGAAACACCAAAGAGCAAACCCTCCGCGGCAACTTGCGTCTGCTGAAAAGCGAACAGCCGGTTTTCAAAGGCGTCGGCTTGGATGGTGCGGTCGCCTACAGTGCGGCGGGCGAAACGCCCATCACGCCGGAGGAGCGCGAGCAGGCCATCCAAGACGCCGAACAACAAGTTGGCGTCCTTATGGTTCAGCGCGAACTGCGCGAACTGGCCGAAACCCAGATCGATCCCATCAAGACAGTGACCATGCTTCCGTCTTGGGTGGAGGAGGGTCTTTACGGAGCCGCCCGCAGCGTTCCCTACACCGCCGCCGCCGCCGTTCCTGTGGCGGGCGTTTTTGGGGTCGCCGCGGCCCTTTACAGCAAGTTTTACGACCAGATGATGGTCGAGTACCCCGACGCCGATCCGAACGATGTCGCGCTGGTTGCAGCCATTGGAGCGCCGGTCGCCGCCGGATTGGAGCGGCTCAAGCTCAACACCATCATGGGGCGCTTGCCCATCTTTGGCAGATTGGTCGAGCGTCTCGTTCACCCGAACCAGAAGAACGTCTACCGCATCATGTGGCGCGGCGGCGGCATGATAGCCGAGCAAAACGTGCAGGAGTTTGCACAGGAGCGCGTTTATCCGCTGGGCCAATCCATTGCGTCGGCCCTTGGCGCAGACATTCCGTCCTACGACTGGGAGAAGTGGTACCAGAATCTGGATCGTGAACTGCTTGTTCAGTTTGTCGCCCTGCTGCCGTTGTCGCTTTTGGGCGCGGGCGTCATCCGGCACCAAGAAATCAAACGCGGCGATGCCTACCTAAAAGACAAGCCGACGCTGATGAAGGTGTTGAGCGAAGCCGCCACCGACCGAGTGTTGGGCGCGGCCACAACGGAAGAAGCGCAAGCCATCTTCCGCGAAGAATACGCCAAACGCACCCCCGAAGAGGCCAAAGCCGCGGCCCAGCGCGTGGTGGACGAGGTGGTTGCCGTGCGCCAGCAGCAACAGTCGCCAGACATGCCCAAGCTGGAGCGCCGCGGTGCCGAATACGTTGTTGTCTCGCCCGACGGCCAAACGCTGGCCGCTTCAACCGACCAGACCACAGCCGAGCAGGCGCTGCTTTCCGCGTCCCGCGAGGTGGTGGAAAAAGAACTTATGGTCGAGAGGCAGCGGTTTGCCGACACCAAGCAAGAGGCGCAAACGCTCAAAGAGTGGTGGTTGGCCGAAGATCCCAAGCGCCAAGCCAACGAGCGGCGCGTGATCCGAGAAGGCGAAAACCAGATCACCGCGCAGCAGAAGTTGGAGATGTTGGAGAAGGCGGGCAACAAGCAGGGCATTGAAGAACTGCACCGCCGCATCGCGCAGTCGCCTTACGCCGGAACGCCCTACGACAAAATCTTTATCCTTGGCGAAGCCAGCGTCGAGCAAGTGGGCGAGATGGTTTTCCAATCCGTCATCGCGCTTAACCCGAACAGCGATGTTCGCGCCGCCCGCGAAGAGATGCACCATACCGCCGTCCGCGTGGCTGTGGCCAATGGGCGGGCTGATGAATCAATGCTGCGCGGATGGCTGGAGCAGTCCGAGCGCGTCTTTGCCGAGAAGGGCGTGGACATCGCGCTGCCCCGCGCCGACATGACCGACATCGTCGAGTCAATGGCCGTGGTGCAGGAAGCCTTTGAAAACGAGCGCATCAGCGCGGACGTCGAGATGAGTCTGCCGCAAGAGTTTGTCGCCTACATCAAGCGCATGATCCAAGTCTTTGTCGAAGTGCTGAAGCGCGGCAAGGCACTGCGCGAAGCCTTTGATGCCGGTGCGCTGCCCTCCGAGTTTGAGGCGTTCCTTGCCGAGACAACCGGCGTAGCCGACCAGACCGTCGTAGACCGCTCCCGCGAAAAAACCGCGCAGGAGGTTGCGCCGGAGACGGCGAATTATTCGATTGGCCTTCAATCCTTCAAAGACTGGTTTGGCGACTGGGAGAACGATCCGGCCAATGCGTCGAAGGTTGTCGATGAAAACGGAAGGCCGAAAGTTGTCTACCACGGCACACAACGCCCCGACCGGATTGGTAGCCGCTTCCGCAAGTCCCGCGCCACCTCTGGCCCAATGGCGTTTTTCACCGCCAACCCAGAGATCGGATCATCCTACGCCAAAGGCAAATCCGACACCTCGCTGGAACTGCCCAACGATTACGCCGGTTGGTTCAAATACAAGGGCAAGGGCATGCGCTCCGCGGTGGATATTGACCGCGCATGGTGGTCGCTGTCCGAAGCCGAGCGCGAAACAATCCGTCAGCGCATCTACACCGTCGGCTACGAAAACGCCGATGAGGCGACTGGGCCGATTGTCAGCAACTCGTCCAGCATCATGGGCCGCGACTCTATTGACTACGAGCTACGGCAGGCACGCGGTAACGCCTTGCGGGCGCTTGTCGAAACGTGGCTCACCAGTGGCTCACTCTTCAACCGCGAAGAAGAGTTTATGCAAGTGTTGGAAGCCGCTGGGATGGATATGGGTCGCGTCACCTACGACTCGCCTTTTGCCGTCCGCTCCGCGGTCTATCCGGTTTATCTTTCGATCAAGAACCCGCTCAACACATCCAACATCCCCGCTGATGTGTTCGCCGCTTTGGAGCAGGCCGGAAAGCGCAAGCGGGCCAAGCGGTCAGCGGGAGGCAATGCCGACGCATGGGACAAAAACACCATCAGCGGCAAGGACTGGCTGGAGGCGCTCCGCTACGACATGGAAACAGGATCGACGATGGCATGGACGCGCATCCCCGACTGGGCGACCGAGACGCTGGCCATGCTTGGATACGACGGCATCCATGACCTTGGCGGAAAGTATGGCGGCGAGAAGCACGACGTCTGGATTCCTTTTGTCGAGACACAAGTCAAATCCGCCACCGGAAACCGCGGGACGTTTGATCCTACGAATCCCAACATCAACTACTCCATCGCATCCGGCGGCGAAATGCGGGATGATCGCGGGATGGCATTGCTTGATGATGCTGAATACTTGCAGCGCGTAGCAGAGGGCGATTTGGAGGGTGCCAAGCGAATCCTTGGATCGGTGCTTGGCTATTCTGGTATTCCAGTCGTTTATCTCGCTGACATTAACAACCCTTCTGGCGGGTGGAAAATGTTCCCAGCCACGTTTGTGCGCTTTGGCCTGCCGCCAACCGACGCGCCGTCTGGCATATTCAGTGGCGCTGAACGCATTGGACAAGAGGCCGGAGTGTCTGTGTATGCAGCGTGGAAAGACCCGAAAACTGGCAAGTATGTTATACGCAGCGGAGGAGTGAGCGAGGCCGACAGCGGCGGAAGAAAAGCATACGAAGTTGTTGGTCAACAGTTAGACGATTTGGGGTCAGACGAAGAGGCGCTGCTCCAGACCGGCAACGTGCGCGTCATCCGCGAAATACCATTAAGCGATATCACCGACGACAACGATCCTCGTATTGGTTATGACGGTAGTGACTTTGAAGAGTCAGAAACGCCTTACTGGGAGAACGCTCCAGATTTGCTTGACCCCGTAGTTCTTTACGACGCGCAGGGAAACATTGTTCCGCCGTCTGTGCGGTTTCCTCCAGCGAACTACTCCATCTCCACCCAGCGCGAAATCGACCGCGTGCAGGCGGCGATGGATCGTCTCGCCCGCAGTCCCTCCGAGCGCATCTCGCAGTATGCCGCGCTAAAAGAACGCCTTGCCGCGGCCTTGGAGCGCAACAAGCCGATCATGCAGTCCATGCGCGGCGATATGTTGCCGCAGGACTTCGACCGCACGCGCATCCTCAACGACCTTGGGTTTCTCGACTACATCCTCAAAGTGCTGCCGCCGGAAGTCCGCGGGCGGGTAGGGGGCTACACCAACCTCGCCAGCATTGCGCCGGTAGACGTCTACAAAGGCGACCAGAAAGTCAGCGAGGCCAAGAACCCCGCGGGCGCAATCATCAGCGCGTGGATGCGCGAGGGTCAGAATATTGGGCAGGCGCAGAAAAACACGGCACTGCCGGAAGGCTACAGCACGGTGCCCAACACCACCGACGAGCGCAGGGACAAAACCATCGCCAACTTCCTTATCGACCGGCTCAAGAAAATCGACCGCGAACTGGAGCGTTACTACAAGCGCGACCTCATGGAGCGCATCTTCGATGCGCTGGACAAGTCGCGTCCCAAAGCCGGTCAGAGCGGGGTCAAGCGCAGCACGCTGGGGGCCGAGACGCAGAAGTTTGCCGACATGGTCTACCGCTCGTCACTGCTCGACGACGAGAAGACCGCGGAAAGGTTGGCCGCAATTGAGGCACAGATCACCAGCACCGAGGCGACCGCCGATAGCCAGAAGCGCATTTCCGAACTTTCCGAAGAGTGGACAATCGTCAACACGTTTGGCGACTTGAAGAGTCGTCCGTCCGAGACGCTGGCTTACGGTCTGGAGTGGTTGCAGACGCAACTCAAGGCGGGGCGCGAGGCGTGGCAAATCAAGGAAGCTGCCCGCATTCAAGAGAACCGCGAGCGTGCCGCCAAGGTCATTTCGTTCTTGGGCAAGCCAACCGACTTTGGACGTTTTGAAAACAAGTCCGCGCTGCAACGCTTTTTGCAAGCGGTCAACGCCTTCGACCTCGACCACAAAAGTTTTGAGCAGTTTGCTCCTTACCTTTTTGGCGACGAGGTTGCCGCCGAGTTGTCCAAGAAAATGCAGCGGGCGCAGATCGACGAGGCCAAGCTGGAACTGGAGAATACACGCAGTATTCTTGCCGCCCTACGCCAAGGGGCTAAAGCGGCAGGCGTGTCAACCAGCAAGGCGCTGGTCGCATTTAAGGAGAACCAGCCCTACGCCGTTCGCAAAATGGAAGGGCGCAAGGTCAAGGACACCAAGATTTCCATTGAACTGGCCAAGAAGATTGTGCGCGGGTTGGCCGACCGCGGCAGCTTGTCAAACCAAGACGTCCAGACGTTATCCGACGAATTGGCAGCGTTGCCGCGAGACACGAAAAAGGAATTTGTCACGATCAAGCAAGTGATCTTCCGCGGGGAGGAAGTGCGTCTCACCATGAGCCGCGCACAGGCCATGCAGCTATGGCTGACATGGCAGCAATCGGACGCGCAGGAAAAGATGCGTGCCGACGGTTTTACTGACGACAGCTTCGACGATCTCGACAACCTTATCTCCGGCCCGTTCGCGCAAGCCATACTCCGCGTGACGTCGCGCATCTACGGTTCTGGCTACGCGCTGACCAACCCGATCTACGCCCGCATGTTTGGCATGAACATGCCAATGGTCAGAAACTACGCTCCGGCCCGCTATCTTTCTTCCAAGGAGGTCAAGGACGTCGGCCTCGACGGGTCGCCGCTGACAGCCGGTGGCCAGCCCAGCTTTGCCAAGTCCCGCGTCAACCACACCGCCAAGCTCGCACCGGAAGACGCGCTGACCGTTTTGCAGAGCCACATTGCCATGCAGTCGCACTGGGTCGCTTTTGCCGAAGTCACCCGCGAATACCGCTCGCTACTTTCCAACCCCGACGTCCGCGAGTCTATCAGACAGCGTCTGGGTGCGGACGTTCTTCGCACTGCCGAAATGTGGGGCGACCAGATGGAGCAGCGCGGCGGCAACAAGGGCAGAGAGATCGCGTGGATCAACAACATGCTGGGCGCGGTCATTGGCGGTCAGTCTGTTTCGCTTTTGGGCTACAACCTCAAGTCGCTGATGATGCAGACCGACAACTTGATGCGCTTTACCTTGGCGCTCGACAGTCGCCAGATCGGGTCTGCCTTGTCCGATCCGGTCGCCCTCATGCAGAACGTCCGCAAGGTGTGGAAGACGGACATTATCCAGACCCGCTTGGAGGGCGGTGCCACGGCGGAAACGCGGTTTTTCTTTGAGCGGTTTGTTTCCATGTTCCGGCGCGGGGCCAAGGTTGCCGAAATGTCCATGATGCCCATGAACTACCTTGATTCGGCGGGGCTATCTATCTCTGGCGCAATTGTTTACCAAGCCGCATACAAGGACGCGCTGGACAGTGGAATAGACCCGACCTCCGCAGAGCGAGCGGCCAAGGATGCCGTCGAAGCAATGGTTTACCGCTACGGACAGCCGGTGCTGATGGGCCAGAAATCCAACATCGAAAACAGCGGCAACGCATTTACCAAAGCGTTCTTCCTCTTCATGTCCGATCCGCGATTAAAGATGGCCATCATCTCCGACTCCGTCCGCGGACTGGCCACCGGACGCGGCGACTGGAAGACCCATGTGCGCCGGATTGTGGCCATTGAAATGATGGCCGTGGTTTCCCATGTGCTGGCCACCGCGTTCAGAGATGCGACCAGCGACGATGAGGACGAGGATTTGTGGTCTATGGGCGGCTTCGCCCGCGCCCTGCTGCTGGCTCCGTTCCAAGGCTACTTCCTGCTGGGCAGCGTCAGCGACCTTGTGCTGTCGCGCTTAACCGAGGCCCAATGGTTTACGCCCACGCAGAACCCGCTCATCCGCACCGCGGACACCGCCTTTCGGGCTTTCAACAATCTCGACGACGCCTTCAACTTCGACGACCCCGACGCCTTGGTCAAAGAGTGGACAAACATCACGCGCTCCATTGCGGTGACGCCGCCGCTCGCTGCGCCCGCGGTCATTATGAACCTTGTGCGCCCGCTTGTGCAGGGTTGGGAACACATGCTGCCAGACATTATGGACAAAATGGACGGCGGATGGAAAGACCGGCGCGTCGAGCAAGAAGACGAATAAACTATTGCGCCACCATCACCACGAAGGTTTAGTCAAATCACTAACATGGCCGTTCAGAGCGATACATCACGCATTTCCTACGCAGGCAATAACTCGACCTCGACGAGTTACGCCGTCCCGTTTGTTTTTTTGGAAAACGCCCACCTCAAGGCTATCGCCAAGACCAGCGCCGGAGTCGAAACCGTCGTCACGCTGACCAACCACGCCGGAGCCGGAAACGTCAACGGAGGCACCGTCCGCACCTCCGTCGCCATCCCCGCGACCAGCACGCTCACCATCTACCGCGACGTACCAATCACCCAGACGACCACCTACGCCGAAGGCGGCGACTTCCCCGCCGCCAGCCATGAGCGTGCGCTGGACAAGCTCACCCAGATTTCCCAGCAAAACGCCCGCAAACTTGGCAGCGCCCTCCGGCTTTCGGAGGCCAACCAGATCGGAGAACTCAACCCGCCGCTCACCAACCAGCAGCACATTCTCTCCAGTGTCGGCGGCGCGCCCCCGTCATGGCAGGCGCTGCCCTCGCTTTCCATTGGCCCCGTCATTGCCACCGGATCAACCACCGCCCGCAGCGTCCAAGACCGCTTTGCTGACGTCATCAACGTCAAAGATTTTGGTGCCGTTGCAAATTGCACGGCTCAAGGCGTAGGAACCGACGTTGTTCCTGCCCTTGTCGCCGCCGTTAATTATGCGGTGTCAACCATTGGAAACGGCGCACACATCGTTTTGCCAGCAGGAAGGTATCGCGCAGCCACATCGGGCGTGTTGAACCTACAAGGAAAGGTTGGAATTACTATATCGCTTGAAGGCGTAATTACGCCCGACGCCATCACCGCAAGCGTCATTACTGTAGAAAATGGCGAAGCCTTGCATTTAAGCGCCAGCATTTATGAGGGCGGAATTTTTAACGGATGGAATGCCGCACAACCGTTTGGCCCCTGCAACTACGGAACAACAAGGGATGTCGCAGCTTCGGGCGGACAAGAAATGTTTCTGCTGCGCGGACTTCGCAATTTCCGTGTTGATCTGCACGCGCATTCTTATGCGGGCAGACTTGTTCGGACATCTGAACGGGCAAACGCCTCTCACCCCTTTACTCAAGCCATCAAGGGAACCATTGTTACAGAGCGGTCAATGAGTGACTTCAGTAAGCCGCGTGTCGCGCAATGCTTGTGGGCCGATTACGGAACCGCACCCGCCGCTGGCAACTGGGGGTCTTTGGAAAGATTGGTATGTGACTTTGACTACTGGGGGCCGGTATGGAAGGGGCTTACCGATGTTGAAGTGTCGTTAATTGACGCGGCATTTTCGCAAAGCGGCGTCAAATTTTACGGGTGCTATGCAATTACGGGCAGCGTCTGGTATATTGGCGACGTAGACAGTATTGGCAGCGACAATCATTTAGAGTTTGGGACGCACAACGGAACTGGCTGCGCTTTTGTAAATGTGCCATCCATTCGATTCCTCAACGCAGGAAATGGCATGGTGGCCGATCAGCTATTCAACGCTGAATTTACGGTTCACCATATTGCACCGAGCGCATCTTTGCCATTTGCGACCGTTGCTTCGCTGAATAACTGCGATCAAGTGCGCTGCACTGTTTGGGCCTTTGGGTATGGAGCATCATTGCTGTCCATCACGGGCAATGGAACAGACAATATTACTGCCAATGCGGACTCGGTCTCTGCGATATTGTCGTCATTTTCTACGTCCATTGGCAGCGACGTTCTTGGGGCCGTGCGCCTAACTCCCTCAACAAACAATGTTACCAGCGGAACATCGAGCGTCGTCGTCGGGGGAACTGGATACGTCTTGATTGAAAATCCCATCATGGGAGGAATTGTTGGCTCGCATCATTTTGACATCACAAGTTCCGGCAATAGTGTTTATATCCACGGCGGGTTTATTTCGCCAACGCCGAACGCTTACAAAACTCAAGCGCCAAGAGCAATTTCGTTTGCGAACGGAGTAGCATCACTTATTCCGCAGAACATACGATCCAATGAAGGGGCTGTCGTTGCTGGCGCTGGAGGATCGTTTTCGTTTGGTATTGATGCGGCTGGTTTTCAAAACTATGCACCATTGGCGCAAATCAAGGGAAATCTAATTAACTCGGCGGGAACTGAATTACAGGGCGGCGTGAAATTGCAGGTGCGCCCCACCGGCAGTGCTGGGCAAGTGCTTACGGATGCTCTGACAGTTTCGGCAACGTCAACAGACGGAGAAACCTACGCCACCCTAACAGCCCGCATCAGCGGTTCAAATGTAGATAAGCGTGTCAAAGTCGGCGCGGCTGGCAGCGGCCCTTCTGGAACCGGCAGGGCGCTCTTTGTTGACAATTAAAAAGCAAAGCCAATGTCTATCAACCTCACAGAAGATCATCTCAAAGTCATCAGCGGATGCTTGGCTAACGGGCCTTATGCCGTCGTTGCTCCTGTCATTGCTCACATCAACAGCGAGATCCAGCGCATTTACAACGAGCAATACGACAAGCAGCGCGAACCAAAAACTGTCGATCATCATCCCGTCTAATGATCCTTGAACTGAAAACATCCGCCGCAATGCTCACCGCCGGAACTTTTGGCGTGTTCGCTACCGCCACGCCGGTCATGGAGTCCTTCGGCTGGCTCCGCACTGTGGCAGAACTGGGCAGCTTTGGACTGGTCGCGTTCAGCGCCATCATGCTGCTGGTCAAGGTTGCTCCGGCCTTCATCAACCACTTGGACAAGGCGCGTGATTCCTTCCTCGTTGAACTCAAGCAGGAGCGCGACCAGCGCCATGCCAACGCGGAGAAACTCAACCAGTCGCTGCACCAGATCGATCAGTCGATCCGCGACGTCCATCACACTTTGAAAGGGGTCAAGTAAATGAGCGTCAAAATCCAAGACTGGAACAAGATTGCCTCCAACGTCGTCCTTGTCGCGCAGGGGCCGGATGGTAAGCCTGCGCTGCTCGCGGAGAACAAGCCCGCGTGGAACTACCGCGCCTTTACTTGGACTTCCGGCAATGCAACTCAAATTGTCTACAAGCAAGGTGGAGCAAGCGGAACCATAGTGCTGACCGAAACTTTCACCTACGACGGCGACGGCAACCCGCTCACCCAGACGTTGACCTACCCGTAAGCGATGGCTTGGAAATACAACCCGTTTACTGACGCGCTGGACAACGTAGGCTCCGGCGGCGGGACGAGCTATATCGATGGCGAAGTCGAATACCACAGCAACCTTCCGGTTACGGTTGGATCGCCCGCGGTGAACAGCGCCTTCCTTGTCCGCAAAGGCGAGGGGCTATACTTCATCTCGCGCAAACCGGCAGGAATCTGGGTGCGTGAACTGAACAACGGCAATCTCGACGATTGGAAATATGCTGGGACGTTCAGCGATTTGTATCGGGACGCCAATTTTCGCATCCTAAACAATGCGGATGTCAGTAAGGAAATTGCCTTTTCTGCCGCTTCGATTGCTTCCGGTCAGACTCGGACGATTACAGTCCCAAACAAAAACATCACTCTTGACGACGCAAGTGACTCCCGCACCCCAACCAGCCACACCCACGGCAACCTCACGAACGCGGGAGCCATCGGCACCACCGCCAACCTCCCACTCAAAACAGGCACAAACGGCGTAGTCGAGGCGGGTTCTTTCGGCACATCGGCAGGGAGCTTTGCCGCTGGGGATGATGTAAGATTTTCGGATGCGAGGACGCCCACGGCGCACAAAGCATCCCACTCCACAGGCGGGACGGATGCGCTGGCTCCCAGTGATATTGGGGCGCAGGACAAATTTGTCGCAGCCAGTCAAGTATTAACCTCATCTTCAACCACCCTTGCCGCTGGCAGGGCGCGTAGAATTGAGCTTTCGACCACAAACAGCGGCGACACCGAAGTTGTCTTGCCGACATCTGGCAACCAGCAGGATGATGTTTTTCAGTTAATTCGCGGTGCAAGCATTGCTTCTGGCAGGATATTCGTAGTCAACAGTGCAGGCGGTTCGGAGCTAGCGAGCCTTGGCACAACCGCAAATGGTGGTCGCTCTTTTACGTTCCGCTATCAAATCGGAGCAAACGCTTGGTTTCTTGTCCCCGTCGATGCCCACACCCACGTTGTCGCAGACGTAACAGGCGCAGCCGCCAGCGGCTCCATCACCACCAGCGGCCTCACGCAAGCCACCGCAAGAATTTTAGGAAGGACAAGCAGCAGCACAGGCTCCATCGAGGAGATCCAAATCGGATCGGGCCTTTCGCTGTCGGCGGGGGAGTTGTCTTCCACCGTCAGCGCGGGCATCCCTGCAACACTGCTCGACGCCAAAGGCGACCTCATCGTGGCCAGCGCAGCAGACACCGTTGCGCGGCTCCCCGTGGGCGGCACGAACGGCCATGTTCTTACAGTCGATTCGGCTGAGACTTTGGGAGTGAAGTGGGCGGCGGCATCGGGCGGCGGCTCCTCCATCATGCAGTCCATCGCAGTCGGCTTCGTCCTCAACTAATTTAGAAAGACCAAAACTATGGCAACTCCCAACATCAACGATGCAACCAAAAACATAACGGGCCACACCGCAGGCACGGCGCTCTCTTCAACCAACGCCACAGCCATCCTCAACAACGCCGCCTCGTCGGGCAAGTTGATGAAAGTCAACTCGGTCTATGTCGCCAACGTGGACGGCACAAGCGCCTGCGATGTGACAGTGGCCTACTACACACAGGACGATATTGGCGGCACAGCCTTCAAAATCGCCTCCACCGTCAGCGTTCCAGCCGATGCCACCGTGGTCGTGGTGAGCAAAGACGCCCCGCTGTATCTGCGCGAGGATTCGTCGCTCGGAGCAACGGCGGCAGTCGCCAGTGACCTTGAGGTTGTCGTTTCCTACGAGGAGATCAGCTAATGGCGCTGCGCTGGAACGGTTCTGTAATCGGCAAGGACAATGTGCCAACGCCAACGTCTCCCGCTTTTCGCGGAGGCATCTGGCCTCTTGGCGCGGGCGCTGCCTTTCGCGGCAACCTTGTTGAGCCATCCCAGCTTGCCGACCTTGCGCTTTGGCTCGACGGCCAAGGGCCGTTCTACGATGCCACAACTGGCGGGAATCTTGTGACGGCGGCAGGAAACGCCGTGGCCCGATGGGAAGACAAAAGCCCCAATGCACTCCACTACACGCAGGGAACGGCCAACAATAGACCGCTGCTTCTTTCTGGCGGCGGGCTGGATTTCGACGGATCAAACGACCAACTGCAAGCGACCAACGGCTCCAACGCGCTTTTTGAAAAATCGGAATACACTTTGTTTATTTTATTCGATGCTGATGCGTTCACTGGTGATCCAGTGCTGATGCGTTTTGATTCACAGAACACAACCGACCAGTTGTTTGAGCTTGGAACGCAGGCAACAATTTTGTGCTACATCGGAGCAACAAGCAGCTTTCGCACCTACCAAACAAGCGGCAATCTAACTTTGTCGGCATCCAACAAGTATCTTTTCAATTTCACAAGGACGTTCGGCACATCTGGCGCACTGCGGATCGACAACACATCCTACACAACATTTACAGGGTCGCTTGCTTCTCCCGCTGTTCGCCAAAACCAAACAGCAACGCTGGCCGCATACGCGAACAACCTCTATTTCAACGGCAAGATTTACGAGGTCATCCTGTATTCACGCGCACTCACGACCGATGAGCGCGTGATGGTGCAGACCTACCTCAATAACAAGTGGAGTTACGTCTAATGGAGATGCGCTATTTTCAAGTTGAGTCAGCCGCCTACGAGCAGACGCGCCTTGCGCTGGATGCCGCATGGGGATTTCCGCAAGGCGAGACGAGCATTGAGCCGCTGGCGACTGCGCCAAAAGACCAGAGCGGCAATGTTCTCATCGCCATCCGATCGTTGCATTGCGACATGGAGCCATTCAAGAGCGCAGTGGAGGGATTGCTGGCGAGTGGCGCGGCCATTGAACTGACGCAAGCGGAATATGAAGGTGCGCTGCCCGCGCCTGCGGCCAGCTTTGGAAGTCCTGCGGCTACGTTTGAGCAGGCCAGCGCGGAGGCCGTCACCGCATTGTCCTCAAACCCTTGACCCCCATCCGGCGTGCGGGTGTAGTCAAAACATGCGCCTCTTTCTAATCATCGCCGCCTTTGCGCTGACAGGCTGCGCGAATCTTTCCGAAGTCCGCTTTGGCTACGACTTCACTAACAAATCGCTGACGGTTTCGATGCCGTTGGCAAAACCGACATCAACAAAATGAAAAATTGGCAAACGACCCTTTTGGGCATCCTCACTATCATCGCCGCAGCCAGCAGTGCTGGACGCGACTTCCTCACCACCGGACAGCTTCCCGATCTGGGACTGCTTTTCGCTTCGCTAACCGCGGGTTTTGGATTGGTGATGGCACGCGATGCCCGCAACTAATCCGAAGACGCGCCCGCGGATCACCGCGCAGGACGTCGAGGAGATTGCCCGCAAGCACGGCGTGAAAGACGCCGTCGCTATCGTGGGCATCCGCGGCTACTACCTCCGCACCCTTGGCGACCCGAAAAAGAACGACCGCGGGATATGGGATGACTGCATCGCAGTGATCTCGCCCACCGCGTTCGCTGCTTACAACGGCAACACCGACCCGTCGTTCTGGCGGAAAGGGATCGCGTCACTTGTTGAAGGCGTCCACCATTACCGGAAAGGGAAGCACGGCATTTCCCGCGGCAATCCTTATCCGGCGCTGCGCCCAGCCAACCCCAGCGAATCGCTGCCGGTCACGCGGGACGGGCGGCTTGGCCGCTCGCAAGGTGTGGCCATAAACATCCACCGCGGGGGCAGCATTAATTCGACGTCTGCCAGCGTTACCTCAAGCCTTGGCTGTCAGACGATTCCCAGAGAGCAGTGGCCGTCGTTCGTCAACCTCGTCTACGGGGAGATGGATCGCTACGGGCAGAAGGTTATTCCTTACGTTCTAACGTCGGCACAGAGCGCCTAATCGCTTCGGCCATAGTTTGTATCGAAGCATGAGTGTAGTTGTTGCTGACCTTTGTCGAATCGTGGTCGCAGACCAGTTGCCGCACGCGCTGATCAACCCCTGCATCGACCATGAGAGTGTTGATCGTATGCCGCCAGCTATGAAACGTCTTGTCCGTAATCCCGCGACCTTCGCCTTTCTTCTTGGTCTTGACCCTTGCAACGCCAGCGCGGTCGAGTAGGCGCGAGAAGTGCCGCGAGGCAACGGTGATGCTCATGGCGTCGAGCGTAGGCGTAATCTTGCCGCGGCCCCGCAACTTGTTTAGCTCCCCGATCAATGGCACCGCGACGACCTTGCCGCGACGGCTTTTCTTTTCCGGCATGAACCGGAGGACGTCGCCTTCGATTTCCTCGTGGCTGCGATGGATGGCGTCTCCAAGGCGCATTCCGTAGTTCAGCCCGAAGAGGCATGCGATGCGCCATTCTTTGTCCGCGGCGGCGAGGATGGCGCTGATGTCTTGGGTCGAAAACGGCTTCCGACCCGTCGGCGTGGCGTCCTCGCTCATGCGGAACAGTGCCGCCGGATTCGCGTCGATCTCGCGGAGGTGCAGAGCGCGGTGGAAGACGGCGCGGACGGTCTTGGTGATCTGCTGGGCGCTGCGAGCCGATAGCCCGCGCTTAATCAGCGCGTGGTAGAACTCCGCTATATCTTCTGGGGTTATGGACTTGAGGTCATGCCGCGCCCGTTGGCCAAGGAAATTAGCGAAGTGCTGGCAGTGGGATCGGTAGGAGTCAACGCTGCGAGGTTTGGCCGTCTTTGCGCCTATATAGCCCTGTGCGGCCCTTTCCCATGTGGTGCGGCGTGTTGACCCTTTGACGCCCGCGGCACGCATGAGGGCCGTCACGCTCGCCTTCATCCACACCTCGTCCGGTATCTGGTCGCGTAGCTCGCGCCCGATCCGCTCCAATTCGTCGGCATACCGCTGGGCCGTTTTGCGCGGGGTTGTCTTGTGCGGCATCTTTGTGCTACGGCAAGTCTGACGCCAGAAACCGCCGTCTGGGTGGTCTTGTGAGAAAATCCAGACCCGCATGCGGGCCATCCAATAGGGACTGTTGGGAAGGATGATGAGTGAAGACATAAGAGGTGAGAGTTGACCCAGCCAGTTCTACACTAAAATGCCTACAATGCATCAAGAAAATAGTCGTTTGTCTCTGTAACAGAAGGGGTTACACGAAGCGTCGGTTCGATTCCGACCCTCGCCTCTCTCTCTGTAAAACAGCGGGAAGGGCTTAAAGTTGACACACCCAGTTAGCACACGTTTTAGATATTGCAGGCTCTTTAGAACTGGTTTTGACTCATACCAGTCATGCCATACGCAGATCCCGACCGGCAGAAGGAATACATGCGGCAACGCTACCGCGACCGCTACGCTGACCCGAAGTTCGCCGCAAAGGAGCGCAAGCGTAAGGCAGCGTTCTACGAGGATAACCCCAGCTACAAAGAAAGGCTAATCCGCGGGGTCTACAAGCGGCGGGGCAAGGCGTTTCACAAGCGGACGCCCAAGGCCGCGTGATATTAAAAAGATGAGACGGGTTGGACTGTAAATGTCCGACCCCTGTTGTTACTTTCGCGGGTGATATGGAACAACAGATCATCACCTTCATTCGTCAACTCGCGGAGCGCGAGGGCGTTACACCGGAGCAGCTTTTATGGGGCGTTCTCCCCATAGGTCAGATTGTTGACAGGTGTCACACGGTGCATGACACTTGCTCACATGAAAAAGAAAACCAGCACAAGCGGCAACCGCCGGTCGAAAGATCGGGTGGTGAAGTCCTTGTCGTTTCCCAGTGACTTGGTCGAGCGCATCCAAGGCGTGGCCGACGCGCAATACGGCGGCGACTTTACAAGGGCGACCTTGGAAATCCTCGCTACCCGCTATCCCGAAGCGAAGAAGTTTTTGCGCGAAAACCAGACCTTCAAATTCAGCCGGAAAAAAATTTAGCGGGGCCATCATTTTTTTCTTGGCGAGGTGTCATGCACATGGTGTAATGCACCTATTCGACGCCCAATCGAATCCCACGCATGAGCAAAAAAATTGTCCGCAAGTCCGTCTCATTCCCACGCGAATTAGCCGACGTCATTGAGCGTCTGGCCGTGCGCGAGGAGCGCAGTTTCACCAAGCAAGTCGTCAACTCCCTTCGACTCATTTTTGCGTCTGAAGGTGTAATACACCTACCCGCCAAACATGATCACGCTAATCGATAAAGCCCACGCCGCTCCCCGCGGCGACCAGCGCAACTACAGCCACGAACTTGTCGATGCCGTCGAAGTGTTGCGCGGCAAGGGCTGGGGCTTCCGCGCCATTCACAAGTGGCTTTGCGACGAGGGCCAAGACGTCAACCCGAACTGGGTCACTTTCGCGTCGGCTATGTGCCAGCGCATCAACCACCGCAGAAACAAAAACACACAATGAACACACCCGAACCTACCTACAAAGTTCCGCCGTTCACGACGATGGAACTCGTCATGCTCCGGTGCGCTATCCGCGAGGATATCTGCCGGTTTTGGAAATGGCGTCACGATCCTTCGTGGCGCAACAGGCTGCGCGAATGCGTGTCGGCTTACCGCAAACTTCAGCAACGGGAGGTGTGCATCTAATGGACTACGCACTCGTCGGATTCTTTACCGCTCTGTGGGCGATGACCCTTGTCCTCGTCTACGGGCTGGGCTGGGTCGCCGGTCACGCGACCGCCACAGACAACCACCGCTGGAACCGCTGGCTCCTACGGAAAATCGAAAACCGCAGCACACGAATTTAGGCATGCAACCCACAAAACAAAACCCGCCCCCGCAGCATGCCGCGGAGACGGGTCACACAATGAAAGACCAAAATACAATGCATACAGAAAGTGGTCAACTCACGTTGGCCAAGCAAAAACCAGTCGAGATCAGTCTCGACTCCCACGGAGTGCAGTTGCGCTCTTTTGATGAACTTGGCCGCTTTTGCAAGGCGGTCGTCAACAGTGGCCTCGCGCCCAAGGGCTTTAGCAGTCCCGAAGCGGTCATGGTCGCCGTCCAGCATGGCTTGGAACTGGGCCTCGCGCCCATGCAGGCACTTCAGTCCATCGCCATCGTCAACGGCAAGCCGGTCGTCTACGGAGACACTGCACTGGCCATTGCGACGGCGCATCCGGCGTTCCTCGACATCGACGAGAAGGTCGAGGGCAACACCGCGACATGCGTGGTAAAGCGCCGCGACCGCTCGCCGGTCGTCCGCACGTTCAGCGAGGCCGACGCCAAGAAGGCGGGCCTGTGGGGCAAGGCGGGGCCGTGGCAGCAGTATCCGGCTCGCATGCTCCAGATGCGGGCGCGTAGCTGGGCGCTGCGCGATGCCTTCCCCGACGCGCTGCGCGGTCTGGGCATCCGCGAAGAGGTGGCCGACTACCAAGTCAAGGTGGCCCGCGGGCGCGAAGTCGCGTCCAGCGTAGTGCTGCCGGAGGTGACAACCGCCGCGGAGTTCTTCGACACTGCCGCGGAGCCGTCTCAACGCGCCGCGCTCAACGACAAAGCGACCGGCGAACTGTTTGCGGAGGTGCTGAAATGAACGCCGACCTCGTTTGGGCCGTCGAGTGGCTCGACACGCTGACCGACCGGCTGACCGGCGACCACATGGTGGCCGAGTTCATGGCCGAGTTGGAACACCGCCGCACGCAAAGCGATACTCTCAACTCCGCAGCGAAGGAGGCCGGAATATGAACACCGGCATCCTCTCGCTACCGGAAAAGCAATACCGCGAAGCCGAGGGCATCAGCAAATCGGCGCTCGACTACATCGCGCCGCCGCGGACGCCCGCGCACTTTAAGGCATACATCGACGGGCTGCTCCGTGTCGAAACGACACCGGCCATGCGATTGGGGCAGATGATTCATCGCGCCATCTTGGAACCGGAGACGGTTTCCGGCGCTTGGGTTGTCAAACCCGCGGGCATGAATCTTGCCACTAAAGAAGGCAAAGAATGGAAAGCAGCGCAGACATTGCCGATCATAACGTCGCAGGAAGCTGACACGATCACCGGCATGCGCGAGAGCGTCTGGTCGCACCCCGCGGTCAAGCGCGTCTTGGCCAACGCGAAGACCGAGTGTTCGCTATTCGCAAGTGGCGAAGACGGCGTCCTTCGCAAAGCGCGGATCGATGCGCTGCCAGAGGGCGGCAACGTCATCGTGGACATCAAAAGCTGCCAGTCAGCAGATCCCGACATGATGGCCAAGTCAGTGGTCAACTACCGCTACGACGTTCAAGCCGCCTACTACCTCGATCTGTGCGCGTTGCTGGGACTCGACAAGACGGAGTTCTTGTTTGTTTGCGTCGAGAAGACACCGCCGTTTGCGGTCGCCGTCTACGCGCTCGACCAGCAAGCGATTGAGTGGGGCCGCAAGCAATACCAGCGCGATCTGGCGCTGGTGAAGAACTGCATGGCCGAAGACCACTGGCCGTCGTTCACGACCGACATCACTACGCTGGGTCTTCCGGCGTGGGCGGCAAAGCAAGCGGAGGCGGCACTATGAGCAAGTTTCTCGTTGTCTATACGGACGAGGGCGACCGCCATGAGGGCGAAATCGACGGAAGGTTTCGCACCAAGGCGGAAGCGGAGAAGTTCATCAAGGAGCAGAACGAAAAGGAGCATGCTTCCGACTATAACAGCGACCTTGGGTGGACTTACGAAATCTGCGAAGTGGTCACTTCGTTTGTCACCAAGGTCACCATCAAGCGCGACCTAAAGGTCAAGGAAGTAAAACCATGAGCGACAAAGCCTACGTTCCGAGATGGAGCCGAGGCATCACGCCCGCGGAGTGGCGTCAGCGTCTAATGGCGCTGGCGCTGCCCGTGCGGCACGCAGCGGCGCGGATCGTGTGGTGGGAGACGCTGTCCCTCCGCATGGTTCCCGACCGAAGCGATGCGCTCGATGACATGCTGAAACACGGCGCGGAGGTTCCAGATCAAGACCTTCAAGCCGCTCTCATCGAAATCGGTCTGCCGGAGGGATTCGTTCGCCGCCGGATTACTACGCCAAAACCGCGCCCACCGCGCAGAAAAAAGCCCACACAATGATTACCGCAATTATTAACGGCGACCCACCAACCGTCACCGCCCAGCAGAAGGGCGTGATGGTTCGCGCCGGTCGCCCCATGTTCTTCACAAAGAAAAAGGTCAAGGACGCGCAGGACGCGCTGGTCTTGCAGCTTCGGCAATTTAAGCCGCGGCAACCAGTGGAGTTTCCGGTGCTGATCAAGATCAAGTTCGCCTTCCGCGTGACCAAGGCGCGGCCAAACGAGCGCATCCACGCGGTGCGGCCCGACCTCGACAACTTGTGCAAGGGCGTTTTGGACGCGCTGGTTCCTGCCGGATGGATCGCGGACGACGCGCTGGTGGATCAACTGGTCGCGGAGAAGTGCCGCGTGGGAGATCCGTATTTGGAAATCACGATGAAGGAGAGGCTGTGAAACGCCCATCCTTCCAATTCTATCCGTCGGACTGGCGCAACGACTCCGGCCTCCGGCTCTGCTCGCTGGCGGCGCGAGGGCTGTGGGTCGAGATGATGTGCATCGCCCATGAGTGCGACGAATACGGCAAACTCACGCAAAACGGCAGGGGTTTCTCGCACAAAACCCTCGCAAAACTTGTGGGTTTGTCGCCGCAAACCTGCCTCAAATTATTGAAAGAACTGGAGGAGAATAAAGTGTTCTCCCGCGACGAAAATGGCGCGATCTTTTCGCGGCGAATGGTTCGTGATGAGGAGATTAGACAGATTCGGGCCGAGGCCGGAAGCAAGGGGGGCAACCCGCTTTTGCTTGGCAATTTGGTTAAGCAAACCGGCAAGCAAAAACCAACCCCTTCTTCTTCATCTTCATCTTCTATGGATCTATCTATCCGCCGCGGGTGGACTTTGGAGGAGGTTGTCGCAGCCGGTCAGATGGCCAGCGTGACGCCGGAAGTGTGCAAGGCGTATTACGACGCACGCGAAGCGGTGGGCTGGGTGGATCGAAATGCGATCCCGATCAAGTCCATGCCGCATGACCTATCACGCTTTGCATCACATTGGGCCGAGAACGAGCGTAAACGCCCCGCCACGGCCTTGACTAAACCCAAGGGGGTCTGGGATGCCAAACAGGGCATCGACGCCTTAAAAGCGAAGCTGGAGCGAATGAAGGGTGACCCGCGGAACCGGAGACAAAAAGCCGACTGCCCTTGGGAAACGGAGTGGAAGGAAGAGGCCAAGGCCGAGGTTGCCCGCATCCGCGAGAAGATCCGCGAACTGGAAGGGGTGGTGGCAGCGTGAATGTGACCAAATTTGTCCGGCAAAAGCTGATTTATGATTTCAGCCGTCACTGGGAAGAAGAAGGCACACCAAAGCACCCGCATGCGGATTGGGTAATTGGCGAAGTGATCCGAGGCACATGGGACGCCCGCAAGCGGGCCAAGCTGAAAAAACTACCTTTTGAGCTAAATCACGAAGTGTTGGCCGAGCAAGTGATCAAAAACAAATACCGCTGCGCCCTTTCAACAATTCCGTTTAGAAAAGACGAAAGGTTCTATCGCAATCCCTATCGACCCAGCCTTGACCGGATTGACACCACCAAGGGCTACACGCACGACAACATCAGAATTGTGGCCTATTGCGTGAACGCCGCCATGAATGAGTGGGGATTTGGTGTGCTGGAAGAAGTGTCCCGCGGAATCAATGGGGCTTGGCGGATCAAAAGCAAAACTGACCGGAAGCAACCGCCGCCGATTTGCAGCGCGTGCGGATACGAATATGCGGCGTGCGACGATGCGGATGATCGGTGCCGGTGGTGCGAAATTGAATACGACACACGACTGCGAAACGTCACCGAACATGGCCGGTGGGATAACGTGCAATTTTACGCGACAGCACTTGTCGAAGCGATGCAGCAGGCGGGCGTAAAAGTCCATTTGACCACACCCATAAAATCGCAGGATGCCCAACAGTCTGGAGGACTTCATCGCCTACAGCATGCAGGACGATGAGACAGCAGTGATGAATATCCTTGCCGAACACTGCCCGCTCGTTTCGGACAATGCCGTCTGGGCGTCCGACGTCCACAATACCGGCGAGGTCATCGCGTGGATTCATCGCAACCCGCAACATTTTCGGCGTATCGGTTTAGTCAAAACAAAGTCACGACGATGAAACTTTTCGGCGGAACAGGCTGTGTCAACGTGCATGTGGCAATCGCCCGACATGTGTGTGGGGGCCGCTTCGATATGACGCTAATCGAAGCCCGCCGGAACTTTTTGCGATGATGCTGGAACTGCAACGCCAATACCCCGTGTCCACGCCGATTGGCTACGGGTGGGTCACGATCTGCTCCAAGGAGAGCGGACTGGCCAACGATCTGTGGACGGTCGTCATGGAAAAGGACGGCGCACATTGCCACTTCCGCAGTGATCAAATTTTCGCGCTCCCAAATGGGACGCTCGACATAGCAACAACACCAACACCATGCAATACAACGACGACAATAGAGGCGCGGCATTCCCGCGCCAGAGCGATAATCCAAAAGCTCCAAAGTGGTCTGGCCCTGTCAAAATCGAAGGCCGCGACTACGAGATCAGCATCTGGGAGCAAACGAGCAAAAGCGGGAAGGACTTCCTCTCGCTGAAGTTTGGCCCGCCGTGGCAACCGAAGGAAAAGGGCAGCAACTACAATGCACCCAAACCGGCGGCACCGCGGGTGACGGACGAACCGGCGACTGACGACGATATTCCGTTCTGATGCCTCTGTTTGAAACAGCACAGCACCGCGAGGTAGAGGAGCGGATCATCCGCACCGCCGCCGAGGCGTTTAAGTGCGAGGCCGCGCCATGCTCTAAAGCCTATTGCGTGGATGCTGTGCTGTTTCGGAACGGGCGGGCTGTGGCGTTTGCCGAGGCCCGTCAGCGCAAGGACAAGGACGGCGAACTGCTCTCGATTAACAAATACAACACACTGACATGGAGCGCCCAAAAATACGTTCACGCCATGCAGATGACCGACCTTTTGCCGGTTGCCTTTTGCGTCGAGTGGCTGGAAGGCATTCACTACATGATGATCCAGCGCAAGCCGTATCCGGTGGGCTACATGATTCCGAACAAGGTGCGGTGGGAACCAGACAAGGAACCTGTCGTCCACATTCCGGTGAGCGAGTTCAAACTCATCGCACCGAGGGAATACTCATGGTGACCAGCAGGAGCGAAACCAAGTAAGGAAGGATATTTAAGGAAACCAAACAAAGATGCGGTCAATGTTTTAGTTTGACCAACAGAGTAAAAAAAACCCATGCCAATCACTTCCGACAGCGAAATGGAACACCGCGTGAGCGTGGTGGCCGACTGGGTTTTAGAGGGTCGCCGCTTCACTGATCTTGTTTCCTCTATTTGCAGCGAGTTCAAGGTCTGCAAACGCACCGCGGCCAACTACATCGACCGAGCCAATCCCATCGCCCGCGAGACACGCATGAAGCAGAAGGAAACCATGATTGCCCGCGCCGCGGACAAGCTGGAGAAGATCCACGACAAAGCCTACGCCCGCGAGGATTGCAGCGCCGCGACCGGAGCCGTGCGCGAACTGGTCAAGCTGCTGGGCTTGGCCGAACCCGACAAGACCGAGGTCAAGCACGACGTCACTGATCCCATTAAGGCGCTCTTGGGCGAGATCGTCAACGCGCCGGACAAGGCGCAATAAACCCTTGCGCCATTGAGCCGGTATAGTCAAAACACGCCGATGATCACTCCTCGTTACATTTCTAAAGTTTCCAACACGCGCCCCAACGACACGACGGCCTACGCGGCCAACGATGTCCTTGGCACCGATCCGGCCAGCGTCATTCAGTTCACCAACATCGCGCCCGAAGGCGGCGGCACCATTGTCCTGCTTTACGCGGCCATGATGATCAGCGCCGGAACAAGCACACAAGGCCAGACACGCTTGCACTTGTATTCCAGCGCCCCGACGGCCATTGCCGACAACGCGGCCTTCAATTTACCTTCCGGCGACCGCGACAAATATCTTGGCTTCATCACGCTGGGCGGGCCGATTGACTTGGGCGACACCATGTTCACCGAGGAGGATTTCCTCCGCAAGACGATCACCGCGACATCCTCCAGCATCTTTGCCATTGCCGAGACAACGGGCGCGTTTACGCCCGCGGCCAGCACGGTGCGGACATTGGAACTTCGCTCCGTCGAGGCGTAAGCCATGTCGGCTATTGATCTCATCCTGCGCTACGGGCGGCAGGGAGTGCCTCCCACGTTCCAAAGGGACTTCGCAGGCGTTAAGACGCTCGACCACGGCACCGGCCCCGCCATCACCTTCACGCGGGCATCGAACGCCACCTTCTTCGACGCCAACGGCACCCTGCAAACCGCCGCCAACGACACGCCACGCTTCGACCATTCCGGCGGCAGCAGCTTGGGCCTTTTCATTGAGGAGGCCAGAACCAACAGTATCCGCAACTCGCAGGCTGGTGGTTCGACCAATGGAGTCATTGGGAGCGGTGGGGTCTTGCCGACGAATTGGTTGGTGGTGAACTCAGTTGGCACAAGCTGCGAGGTTGTTGGAACCGGAAGCGAAAACGGTATGAACTATGTGGATATCCGATTTACCGGAACGCCCGCCAATACCAGCCCCAACTCTGTGAGTTTTGAAGGCTCCACGCAAGTTGCCGCGCTGCAAAACCAGACTTGGACGACATCGGCTTCGGTTGCTCTGGTTGGTGGAACGCTCACCAACGTTACGAGTGTCGGCATCGGACATATTGAGGTCAATTCGGGCGGCACTGCGTTAGCGTCTGGCGTAATAACGAGCTTCACGCCCACAACCACCCTCACCAGATATGTTGGCACAAGAACGCTGACCAATGCCTCAACCGCTTTTTATCGGCCCAACGTGCGATTTAATCCGGTCAACACAGTTGACCCCATTGATTTCACCCTCCGCATAGCCGCCCCGCAGCTTGAGCAAGGCGCCTTCGCCACCAGCTACATCCCGACGACCACCGCCGCCGCCACCCGCGCAGCGGATAGTGCGGTCGTCACGCCGATTAGTTCGTTCTACAATCAAGCTGAGGGGACGGTTGTAGCGCATTATAGCCGGTCCAGCGTGCAAGCCGCCGGAAATCAGATCCCGTGGATGTTTTCCGATAACAGTGGCGACAATATTGCGTGCGTGACAGACAGTGCCAGCGGAGCGGGCGACCGAGCTTTGATTGTAGCTGGCGGCGGATCACAAATGAACACCGGCTCCATCAACTACTCTGCCAACCAACAAATAGCGCGGGCGCTTGGTATGAAGGCAGACGATTGCGCGACTTCCGCTAACGGCGCATCGGTCGTAACGGACAGCACGGTGACACTTCCGAGCGTGGACCGGCTGACAATCGGGTTCGCTCCGTATTTCTCGTCTTCGCGCCTCAACGGCCACATCCGCAAGCTCGCCTACTGGCCCAAGCGCCTCTCCAACACGCTGCTGCAACAACTCACCACCTAACATTATGACGGACTACCTCTACAAATTCCCCAGTGAATCCGCCGCCCAAACCGCGCTGGCCGATTACTATGATGCCGAAACCGGATGGCAGACCAGTGGCGAGGGCTATGCTCTGGATGCGGTGGGCATCCTCACCGCCGAGACGGGTGCAGTGGACGAGGAGGGCAATCCAATGTCGGCACCGCTCGACGGCTGGCACCTCAACCTCCGCGTGACCGACGACCGGCCCGATCCGGCGGCGGACTACAGCGTCACGCCGAGCCAGCAACGCCGCGTGTGGCTATAGCACCCGACCTCGCGAACCCGCTTTGGCGGCTACGCAATCTGTATCACATCAAGCGGGCTGACGACGGGCGGATCATCAAGTTCGCCCCGCGGGCCGAGCAGCAGCGGGTCTACGACATGCTGTTCAAGGAGGGCGTCAAGCGATTGATCATCTTAAAGGCGCGGCGTCTGGGCATGTCTACCGCGCTCGACGTCTTGCTAACCGACCAGATGCTGTGGAACGCGGGAACCCAATGCTCGTTGGTCGATCAGACCGCCGCGGATGCCGAGCGCAAATTGGCGACCATTGCCAAGGTCGCGGTGGACAATCTCCCCAGCGGCACCTTGCAGCACATTGAGCGGGTGAGGGACAGCGGCAGCATCCTTGAGGTGAGTGTGGCGGGTAACGCGGCCTCGTCGTTCTTTGCGGGCCTACGCGCCCGCGGCGGCACCAACAACTGGCTACATTTGAGCGAGTGGGGCGTCATCCAAGCGGACGACCCGCGGCGCTCCGAGGAGATTCTGACCGGCGCGATCCCCAGCGCCGAGCATGGCCGGATTATTATTGAAACCACTTGGAAGGGCGGGCGAGGGGGCCACCTGTGGGAGATCGTCAAAGGGGCGCTGGAGACACCGGAAGCGGCCAAGACCGATAAGGACTGGCGCGTGGTTTTCTTCCCGTGGTGGAAAGACCCGACCTACGTTGTCGAAGGCGATGTGTCCACCGTGAGTCCAGCGATCAGTCAATACTTGGACAACATGGAGCAGACGACCGGCCACACGTTCACACCCCAGCAGCGCCTCTGGTATGACCGCCAGTCCCGCGACCTTGGCCTCTTCATCTTTCGCGAGTTTCCCACTACCTTGGACGAGTGCTTCAAGTCGCCGGTCGAGGGCGCGATCTATGCGGGCGAACTGGACAAGTTGCGGGCCTCCGGCGCGATCAGTGCGTTCAAGACCGACAACAGCACGCTCGTCCACACCGCGTGGGACTTGGGGTCGCCGGTCAATACGGTGGTCTGGTATTTCCAAGTGATCGGCGGAAACGAGATCCGCGTGATCGACTGCGACATGGACATGGACATGACGCCTGTCCAGCGCGTCGGCCACATGCTGGCCAAGGGCTACAGCTACGGAGCGCACTTCCTGCCCCACGATGCCGCGGCGACTCGCACCAGCGGCAAGGCCGACGCCCAAGTGTATACCGAGGCCGGTCTGGCCAACGTGCGCGTCTTGCCAAGGACGCATGACATCTGGATCGGGATCAACGCCTGCCTGCAAATGTTCCCGCGGTTTTCGTTCCGCCTGCCTGCCTGCGAGCGTGGGTTGGATGCCTTGGCCAACTACGCCTATAAGCGCAGCAGCGCGACCGGCATTGTGGTCAACGAACCGGTGCACAACTGGGCCAGCCACGCCGCGGACGCCTTGCGGATGATAGCCGAGGCCGACATGTGCGGGATGCTCAAGACCGGCTTTGCCAAGCCGCGCCCGACCGTGGTGACGACCGGCATCCGCGACTTGGACTTCAACCGCCGAACCATCGTGCGACGATGACCCCCATTGAAAAATGCAAGATGCTCTACACCGCGGACAGCCCGCGGACGTTTGAAGAGGACATGCTCGCGCACCTCTCGCATGGCTGTTTTTTCTCGACGCCGGAGTATGTGATGATGGCGCGTCCGGTGTGCAGTGCCGCCCCGCAGGACATGATCAACGACGTCTGGTGTGGCTTTCAGCGCAAGGACTGGGACGCATGGTATGTCTACGCCTTCGCCTTGGCCGACGACCAAGGCTTGCAGGGTTTAGTCAAAAAACTATTGCGCCACATCCCCTTTTATCTTCCGCTCATCGCATGGGAGAGGAGTGGCCATCCGCTGACTTTCTTTTCGACCGACAAACTTACTCAAAAATATGCGAAACTATCACTCGTCCAAGATTGACCTAACGTGCCGTTGCCACTTCGGCGGCGGGGCCAAGACGCCTCCCGCGCCTCCGGCCATGCCCAAGTTTGAAGCACCTCCGCTTCCCCCCGCGCCGCCACCGCCGCCCCCGCCACCGGAAGCCCAGACGATGGGAGCCAATGACGCTGCCGACCAGCAACGCGCTGCCGCGGCCAAGCGCAGCGGGTTCCGCAAGTCGATCCTCGCGGGCGAAACCGGCGGCTACGTCAATCCGGCCACCGGAGCCAACAGCCTCCTTGGCTAATGGATGGAGCTAACTTTCCATCTGGCCGTTTTTGCGGTGGGCATTGTCCTGCTCATTACCGCGGCTAACGACCCCGACATGTGGTAAATGAAAGACAACGTCCAACTCGCTGACTGGGTTCTTGCAAGGAACCAAGACTTGGGTTCCGAGCGTGCCTCATGGGACACGCATTGGCAGGAGTTGGCCGAATATTTCCTGCCGCGCAAGGCCGAGATCAGCGCCAAGCGCAGTGTGCCGGATAGCTCGCGCTACGATGTCCTCTTCGATACAAGCGCCGTCCAAGCCGCGGCCACGCTGGCCAATGGGCAGCTTGCCTACATCACGCCTGCCGATAGCCGGTGGTTTGTTTACGAGCCGCCCAAGGGCGTGATGAGCGACAAGGCCAAGCAGTGGTATGCCAAGTGTTCCGAGGCGACCCAGTTGCTTTTGGCTACATCGAACCTCTACACCGAGGTGCATGAACTTTATTACGACGACAGCGTCTTCGGCACCTACTGCATGTTCGTCGAGAGTGGCACCAGCCATCCGCTCGTATTCCACAAGTTCGACATCGGCACCTACAGCTTGGCTGAAAACGACGAGGGTCTGATCGACACCGTCTTCCGCGAACTGGAACTGACCGTCCTGCAAGCCGCGGACAAGTTTGGTGAAGACAACCTTGCGCCCGCCATGCAGAAGAAGCTGGCCGAGATCCGGCGCACCGGCAAGGGCGGCACAGTGAAGCACCGCTTCGTTCATGCCCTCTACAAACGGGAAGACAACGACCGCGACCGCAACAAGGCCGACGGCCCCAACAAGCCTTGGGCCAGCGTCTACGTTGACCAGAGCAACAAGCATGTCTGTCGCAACTCCGGTTACGACGAGAAACCTTTCTTCGCCGGTCGCCACGTTAAAAGCCAGCAGGGCGTCTACGGCGTCAGTCCCGCATGGATGGCGCTGCCCGAAGCCCGCCAACTCAACTTTTTAGCCAAACAGCTTGACGCCCTCTCCGAGATCAAAGCGTTCCCTCGTCTCCTCATGCCAGCTACGCACGAAGGGGAAGTCGATTTGCGCTCTGGGGGCGTCACTTATTACGACCCGACCCAGCCCAACGCCTTGCCGCAGGAGTGGGCCACCGCGGGAGACTATTCCATCGGACTCGACCGAGAGGCCCGTAAGACCAACGCGATCAACACCGCTATGCATGTGGACATGTTCCGCATGTTCGCCTCGATGGAGCGCACCAACATGACCGCGACCGAAGTGGCCGAGCGAGCCAGTGAAAAGCTGGTGCAGTTTTCCCCCTCGTTCACCCGCAAGACCACTGAACTGCTTTCGCCTATGCTGCGCGGAGTTTTCGGCATCCTTATCCGCAACGGCCATTTCCCGCCGCCGCCGCAGGACGCGATCCAGATGGACGCGATGGGCCAGCCCATGCTGCCGGAACCGGAGGTCAGCTACGTCAGCAAGGTCGCGCTCGCCATCCGCGCCATGCACAACTTGTCACTGGCTCGCACGATGGAGCGCAACGCCATCATCGCGCAAGTGCGACCGGAGGTACTCGACAACTTCAAGTGGGACGTCATCGCCCGCGAAACCGCCCGCAACGACGGACTGCCCGCCGACTGGCTGGCCGAAGAGGACGAGGTCGAGGAGGCCCGCGCCGCCCGCGCACAGGCTCAAGCGCAAATGCAGCAACAGCAGGAGATGCTGACGATGGCCGAGGCCGCGGGCAAGGCCGGTAGCGTGAAGCAGGACAGCGCCCTTGGCCGTTTGATGAATCAAGCCACCGCATGACCACCGACAAAGAACTGGAGCGCAGCAAGTCGCTTCAGCGCATAAACAACGCTTACCATCGCTGCTTCGACAACGAAGACGGGCGCGTTGTCTTGGACAACCTCCGCGCCTACTTCCGCATGAACCGGCCCGCCTTTGAGCGCACGCTGGGACGTCCGTTCGACCCCATCGCCGCCGCGGTGCGGGACGGACAGCGCGAGGTCATCCTTTTCGTCGAACACAAACTTTCGCTGCCTGTCGTCGGAGATGCCGACGTTGAGCGGCCCTCCACCGAAGTCCTCCGCTAAACGCGGTTTAGTCAAAACACCAACCAACCAACACCACCATGATCGATGCAACCACCACCTCCGAAACCAGCACCACCGCGGACAGCGCCGCTGTTCCCGCGTCCACCGCACCCGCTGCTAACTTCAACACCACAACGGAAGGGACACTCCTTTCAAGTGCGCCTGCCAGCGCCACCGACGCGCCAGCGCCCGCAGTAGCCGAAAAGCCCGAATGGGTTCCCGAAAAGTATTGGCGCAACGACAAGATCGACGTCGAGTCGATGGCCAAAGGGTTCAACGGCTTGGAGCAACTCTTGGGCAAGAAGGCTAACGCCATCGTTCCCCCCAACGAGAAGTCCACGCCGGAGGAAATTTCCGCCTACCGCAAGGCCATCGGCGTTCCCGAATCGCCCGAAGCCTACAATCTCAAGCCGGAGCAACTGCCGGAAGGGGTTACATGGGATGACAGCGTGGCCAAGCGTGCCGCGGAACTGGCCCACAAGCACCACATTCCTGCCGCCGCGATGCAGGAGTTTATGAAGTTCGACATGGAGCGAGCGGCGCTCATGAACCAAGCCGCGGCGCAGATGATCGAAACCCAACTGGAAACCGGACGCGCCGAACTCCAGAAGGTCTGGGGCGACAAGATGCCGGAAAAAATCGAACTGGCCCGCCGCGCCGCGGTGACCGCCGGAGTCGATCCGACCAGCCAAGGCTTCGTTGATCCGCAAGTGGTCAAGGCCATCGTCAGCCTCGCGGAGAAGCTCTCCGACGACAAGCTGGTGGCCGGTGACCAGACCGGAGCCAGCAGCACCCGCGCCCGCGCCCGCGACATCATGACCAACCAAGCCAACCCGCTTTACTCGCGCTACCAAGAAGGTGACGCGGAGGTCGTTGACCAAGTGCGTCGCATGCTGACCAGCGCCTAATCGGCTCAACAATCGGCTCATCATGGCCAACAAAACCAAAGGCTGGCAGAAGTTTCTGGCCTGCACATGCACCCACGGGTCAGAGGCCGATCCGCGGGCGCTCGACGCCATCTTGCGACTGCGCGAAGCGTGGAAGCCGGACTTTGTCCTGCATCTGGGCGATGCCATCGATGTCCGCAACATGCGGGCCGGTGCGCGTCGGGATTCAACCGATCCCGACTACGGAGCCAGCATGACCGACGACGTCCTGCAAGGGTTGTCTTTCCTCAAGGAATTGCGCCCCAACGTCTTCCTTTTCGGGAACCATGAGGCGCGACTGTCCCAGATGCAGCACAGTGCCAGCGGCATCCATCGTGATGCGGCCATTGGCATTTTAGATCGTATCCAAACCGCCGCGGACAAGATGAAGTGCCGGATCATTCCCTACAAGGGAGTGCATGCCGACTGTGCGTTTCTCTTGGGCGACACCGCTTTTATCCACGGGTCGCTTTTTGGAACCAGTGCCGTGCGGGACGCCGCCGAACTATTCGGGCGCAGTGTGGTCATGGGTCACACCCACCGCGTGGCCATCGAAAGCGCACGCATCCACGCCAAGGCCATCGGTTACAACATTGGTTGCGGGGTGAAGTTGGACATCGAATATGCGGCCACGCGCAGGCAAACGCTGGCATGGAGGCATGCCGCAGCCTACGGGCATTTCAACGGAACGCACTGCATCGTGAACATCGCGGTCTTCGACCCGCACTACCAGTTACCGCTATGAAACAAAGCAAAGCCGACAAGCAACTGGCCCAGTGGTGCGAAGCCCTGTCGCAGCCCACCATTCCGGTCGAAGAGGTGCCGGAGGGTTGGTTTACGATCAAACAACTGGCCAAGGCCCGCAGCCGCAGCGAGTGCATCACCAGCGAGCAAGTGCGCCGAATGATCGATAAGGGGCTGTGCGAGAAACGCAACTTCACCATCCGTCTGGCCGAGCGCGTCCGGCCCGTGCCGCACTACCGCTTAAAATGAAAGGGAAGGCCACCGCTCCGCGCAAACGCAAGAAGCGGCCCACCTTCCGCTTCAAATTGGACGGCGAGTGGTGGACAGTCAAAGTGCAGCGCCCGCCAGACAAGGAACTGTGCGAAGGCCAAGTCAACTACCGCAAGCGCATCGTTTATTTCCATCCAAGGGCGATCAAAGGAAACCTCTACGGCATCGTGGCGCACGAAATCGCGCACGTTAATTTTGTCTGCGCCGACGAGACGCATGTGCGGGATCACGAACGCATTTGTTCCGTAGTGGGCGAATGGCTGGCCAATACCTTCTGCGACGGAAAGATTAGCATCGGGAGGCACCGCCGCGACAAATGACCGTTTATCCGCTCCTCGCCTGCACCCTGCTTTACTTTGCCACCGCGGTAGGGTGGTGGAGGCAGGGTGATCCGGCGATGGCCGTCATCTTCTTTTTCTACGGATGTGCCAACGGCGGATTCTTGTGGGCGGCGCTGCGCTGATAAGTTGTTAGGCGAGCAAAGTTAGCCAACGTCTGACCAAACGCCGCAGGCAGAAGCGTCCCGCGGGACACTTCGGACTGACGCGCTCGACGTAGCCAACCGCTCCGTAGGGGCCGTAATACAGCCCCAGTTCATGGGATCGGTGCATAGTGCTTCTCCTTTCGTCCAAGACACCACAACGCAGCAGGCGGCGTGCCGCAATAATTTTTGACTAAACCCTTGCGCCAATTTCGGCGCAGCGCAATTCTCGCAAACAGTTAGGCAGACACCTCCTCGTTGAGCCTGCCCGACGGCAACCCAAGGCCGACGACCCGTCACGAACGGATACTCGGTAGCGCCGCGGGACAGAAACCAACAACAACCCGACGAGATCCGCATGACGCGGGTTTAGTCAAAACCAAAGGAGAAACAACTATGTCTGCTATTGCACAAATCCCGCAGTATTTCACGACGGAGTTCACCTCCAACTGGGAACACCTCCTTCAGCAGAAGGTTTCCAAGTTGCGTGAGTTCGTGTCCGTGGAGTCCGTTCGCGGCAAAGAAAAAACATTCAACCAAATGGCCGCGGTCGAGATGACCAAAATCACCGCCCGCGCCGCCGACACCAACATCAGCGATGTGGCCTTGGCCAAACGCTGGCTCCGTCCGTATCCCTACGAGCATGCCACCCTCTTTGACGAGTGGGATGCCGAGTATCTGGGCGAGGTCAGCCTCCCGCAGTCCGAAACCGTCAGCAATCACGCGATGGCTTACATGCGGACTTGCGACAAAGTCATCATCGACGCGGCGTTGGGTTCTGCCTACACAGGCGAAACTGGCGTGACCCCGACCGCTTTGCCCGCTGGGCAGAAGGTCGCCGTCGATTACGTCGAAACCGGCAGCACCGCCAACAGCGGTCTTACCATCGCGAAACTTCGCCAAGCCGCTTACCTCCTCAACGAGGCGGAAGTGGACGACAGCGATCCTCGCGTCCTTGTTGTGTCGGCCAAACAGATCCAAGACCTCTTGCGTACCACGGAAGTTACTTCCGCGGACTTCAACAGCGTCAAGGCTCTCGTCCAAGGCGACATCGACACCTTCCTTGGCTTCAAGTTCCGCCGTGTGGCGTCGTCCTTGCTGCCTTACAACTCCAGCACTGGTGTTCGCACTTGCTTTGCCTACGTCCGCTCCGGCCTCAAATTGGCCGACGCCGGTCGCAAGGTGCATGTGGACATCCGCGCCGACAAGAGCCACGCCCTGCAAATCCGCACCGTGGCCAGCCTTGGCGCGACCCGCATGGAAGAGAAGAAGGTCGTCGAAATCGCAGCCGACGAGGTTCTCTAATCAACAACAACTAACCAAAGGAGAATCATACCATGCCTGCCTTCTACACAGACATCGCGCCAGTCGATCTGACGCTTAACGTCCGCAACCGCGTTGACGGTGACCTCGTCACCGGCAATGTGGTCTACGCACAAGCCACCTACACCGCAACGGGAACCGAAGCGGCCACGGGCGACACTATCGAAGTGGCCGTCCTGCCCGTCGGAGCGATCCCGCTGCCGGAGTTGTGGCGCGTGAACAACGAAGCCGCAATGGGCGGAAGCGTCTTGGCCATCCCGACCATCGGTGATGCCTCTGACGTTGACCGCTACAGCGCGACCTCGATCTCGATCAATAGCTCGTCCGCGGGTTCCACTGCCGTCACACCGGCTGTGGCCACCAGCGTTCTTCCGCGCTTTGTGATCACCGAGGCCACGCAACGTGTGGTCGCGGCGTTCACCCGCACCAACGCGATGACCGCAGGAAAGCGCATCAGCTTCCTGCTCGCGTTCCGCATGCCCTAACGGGAACTCACAGCCGCTGGCAGACCGGCTTCAATAGTCTGCCACCTTTTTCTAACTTTCATGGCCGACGAAACCTCCATCTGCAACTTGGCTTTGGCCAAGCTGGGCATCAGCCCGATCATGGCGCTGACCGACGACAGCAAGCAGGCCCAGTTTTGCAACCGTTTCTTCGCCCAGACCCGCGACGAAGTCTTGCAGTCCCATCGCTGGAACTTCGCCATGCGCCGCTCCGCGCTCAACAAGCTGGCCAACGCCCCGCAAAGCGAGTGGGAGAGCGCCTACCAGTTGCCGGTTGATTGCCTGCGCGTCGTCCAACTCAATGGCTACGAACCCAACGAAAGGCTGGGGGAGTTTAGCGTCGAGGGCGACCAACTTCTGACCAACGCCGAGGAGGCCAACATCCGGTATGTCGCCCGCGTGGAGGACGGATCGTTCTACCACCCGCTGTTTGTCCATGCGCTCGCCACCATGCTGGCCTCGCGCTTGGCAGGCCCGTTAACCGGAAGCCGCAACATGCCGCAGGAACTGCTGCAAGAATACGAAGCCATCACCGGCCCCAAGGCCCGCATGGCCGACGCCTTTGAGGAGCGTTTGCGCCGCAAGATGCCGTGGACGAACAGCGACCTTGTCGCGGCCCGCTACACCAAGTTCCCGTCCAGCCAATAGGTCATGGCTAATCTCCTCGTCACCGCCCTCAATGCAGGCGAGTTGAGTCCTTACATGGACGCCCGCACGGACGTTGAAAAATACCGTAGCGGATGCCGCACGCTGGAGAACATGGTCGTCCTTCCTTACGGAGGCGTCTACCGCCGCGCTGGCACCGAATACTTGGGCGAGGCCAAGAACGCCAACCAGCGGTGCCGTTTGATTGGGTTCAACTTTTCCGTGACCACCCGCTTTGTCTTGGAGTTTGGCCATCAATACATCCGGTTCTGGGGCAATAATTCGCAAGTGCTATCCGGCGGCTCGCCCTTGGAAGTGGCCAGTCCCTACCAAGAGAGCGAACTGCGCGAACTGCAATACGTCCAAGTCAACGACATCATGTATATCGCGCACGCCAACCACGCGCCGCGCAAACTGACCCGCGTGAGCGACACCAACTGGACACTGACCACGGTCGCGTGGAAATACCCGCCGCTGCTCGACCAGAACCTCACGACCACCACCATCGGTTCTTCCGCGGCCTCTGGCAGCGCCACGTTGACCGCCAGCGCGTCTGTTTTCCAAGCGGGCCATGTGGGTAGCCAGTGGGCTATCCAGTGGCCGCGCAACAGCGGAGCGGTCGATGAAACCATTGACGCCAACAAGGTCAGCCAAGGAACGCTCGACATCCAAGGATCGTGGACAATCACCACGGTGGGAACATGGCTGGGCAAAATCCGCCTGCTCCGCATCCCGCAGGAGAAAATGGATTCTAACGGAGGGCGGGATCTGACCGCCTTGGCCCGCTCGACGACGACCGCGACAGCCACCCGCACCGCCCACGGCTACTCGACCGGAGACGAAGTTTTTATTCCCTCCACCGTGGCCGCGCCTTTTGCCGGAACCTATACCATCACCGTCACCGGAGCCGACACCTACACCTTCACTGTGGCCAACAGCGGGGCCGCGTCGGCCAGCGATGCGCCCGTGCAGAACTTGACCAAGATGGAAGTGGTGCGGGAGTTCACCTCGCTGACCACCGCCCGCAACTTCACCGCCACCGGCACCGAGGACGAGCGCGTCGGCCTCAAGCTGCGCGTCACCGACTACGTTTCCAACACCAGCGCCCGCGTCTTCCTTGAATCCACCGACTTCAACAGCGGCGGCACCGTCACGATCAACAGCGTGGCCAGCGGCACCAGCGCCGGAGCCACGGTTAACAAGTGGCTGGGATCAGTCATCACCGGCACCACCCAGTGGAGCGAGGCCGCGTTCTCCGCGGTGCGCGGCTACCCGCGGGCCGTCGCCATCCACGAACAGCGCCTTTGCTTCGGCGGCACCGCCCACCAGCCCAACACCGTCTGGTGCAGCAAAGTGGACGACTTTGAAAATTTCCAACTGGGAGTTGGTGCGGACGACGGGCTGCAATTCACCGTGGCCTCGTCTGAAGGCAACCGCATCGAATGGATGTTCAGCCAGAAGCGCCTCATGCTGGGAACCAGCGGCGACGAGTGGACAATCGGCGGGGCCAATAGCGGCGAAGCGTTCAGTTCGACCAACGTGCAGGCCCAGAAGCAAAGCAGCTTCGGATCGAAGACCATGCGGGCCATCCTGCTCAACGACGTCCTGCTTTTCGTCCAGCGCCGCGGGCGCAAGGTGCGCGAACTGACTTATAACTTTGAGCGCGACGGATGGGTTGCGCCGGATCTGACCGTCCTTTCCGAGCATGTGACCCAAGGCGAACTGGTCGAATTGGCCTTTCAGCAGCAGCCCGACGCCATCCTCTGGGCGGTGCGGGGCGATGGCCAACTGGTGGGCATGTCCTACGAGCGCGACCAAGAGGTCGTCGCATGGCACCGTCACACCACCGACGGGGAATTTGAGTCCGTCGCCACCGTCTACGGACTCTCCGGCGCGGACGACGAGGTCTGGCTGGTGGTCAAGCGCACGATTAACGGGCAGACCAAACGCTACATCGAACGCTTTAAGGCCGACAACCGCGCAAAATTTGAGGCCCAGACCAAGGACGACTGGTGGTATCTCGACTGCGCCAAACGCTATTCCGGCACCGCGACGGCCACCATCACCGGACTGTCCCACTTGGAAGGCAAGACGGTCAGCGTCTTGGCCAACGGGGCCGTCCAGCCCGACGAGACGGTCGCCAGCGGCCAAATCACCCTCGACAAGACCTACACCAAGGTTCTGGCCGGTCTGCCCTACACCTCGACGATTTTGCCTATGAAGTTCGACTTCGATCTGCGCGACGGCCCGACCCGCGGACGCAAGAAACGCATCAACCGCGTGGAGGTCAGCCTGTTCAAGTCCTTGGCAGGGGAGGCCAGCACCAACGGCACCGAGTGGCTTTGGATCTATCCGCGGGACTTCGATGACCCAATGGACGCCAGCCCGCCGCCCTTTTCCGGCGATGCCGAGGTCGTCGTCGCGGGCGACTACTCCGACGACAGCGACATCTATTTGCGCCAGCGCCTGCCTTACCCGTTCACCGTCCGCGCCCTTGTCGTAAAGCTCGACGCATACGGGGATTGACAATAGTGTGATTTGACTAAACCCATGAGCCAGCCCGTTCTTCAACTTCGCATGTTCGACCGCGACAAGGATCACGCGCTGCTCGTCGATTGGTGCAACGCGCACGGCGGCGAGGTCACTCCGGCCCACCTGCTCCCGCCGCTTGGCGTGATCGTTCAGCAAGACGGCGAGGATGCTGCCATGCTCTTTTTGTATTACGCGCTGTCCGCGGGCGTCTGCTTTGTCGATTGCGCCGCCACCCGCCCAAAACTTTCCCT